CTTTGGCTTGTCTTTCAGGCCGTTGCCAGCGAGTAAGCCGATTAGGCCGCCTGCGAGGGTCATCAGCATTGGCGATAGGACTGCCCATGCTTCAGCGTCATTGGGTGCCTGCTCTGTGGGTTGCACCACAAACAACAATCCATAGATGAGCGAGACTATGGCTGCTACGAATGAGAACGAAAGTGCAATGCCCACAATGAGGATTAGGCGGGCTTTGATTTCTTCGTTGCTGAGGCGTTTTTCTGGGTTCATGGGCAGCGTCTTTCTAGTAGGCCGTTGGCTTTGGTGGTTTCGCAGTTGTGGCGTGTGCGGTCTGCACAGGCGGTCAGGGTCAGGGTTAACAGGCTAATCAGCGCTAGGCGTTTCATCGGTGGCCTGTGGTAGTTGTGGGGCGTTGGCTTGCATTTCTAAATAGGCAGCGTGTTCTTCATCGGTCATTTCCCGTACAAGGTCGTCAATTTGTATTAGTGGTTTGCTCATTGTTAGTTCCTGTATCCATAAACTTTTATAGTTCCGCCAGTGATTGTGCCAGTTGCAGGAATTACAGTGAATGCCGTAAAACTGGTTGCGTCTCCTTGGTAGCAAGTTCCTGTTCCGTAAACGCTGCTATATCTGATAAAAGACTGCATATGAGTCTGCTGCGTTTTGAAAGGGTTCAAAACGTGGCAATGAATTGTGGATACTGCGGTATTTCCGCCGCCAGCCCAGCCCCATGATGCAGTGTTGTTTTGTGCTGCGTTTTGTGGTGCGCCGCCTAAAAAACTGCCGTATAGAAGTGACATGTAGTAGTTGCTTGTTGCGCTGCCTAATTGAAGTTGCAAGTTGATATCGGCAGATTGCACACCACCGTTGTATTGGATTAGGTAATTGTCGTAATTAGCGCTGAATGCGCCTGTAACGGTTACAGACGAAACAGCGGTGCCTACCGTCTGGGTCTTTACAAGCCACAGCCCTATTGAGTCCATAGCGGCAGCGGTCAAAACCTCACCCGGGGAAAAATCTGGTACTGGCATAACTAAAATCCTAACTTACTTGTATCTAACACGCCCAAGATTGTGTCATCTAAAACTAAACCGACAACGGCCTCAGAAGATGACAAGTTAAGCGTGAAACGAGTGGTAGAAGGGTCGGCGCTAATTGTGACACCCTCAATAAAACAAGAGTATTGAGTGCCGCGCAACGTCAACAAAACAGACCGAGAACCGTCTAGCGTCTCAACAGCTGCCCTTACAGCAAATTGCGCTGTAGCGCTGGGTTGGTTTTCTGCTATGTAACTAACGCTGGCAGGCGCATCTTGAGACACATCTAACGAAGCAAGAACATATGCGGCAAGGTCGCTGGCTTGTGCCGTTGTTTGGTCGTACGATTTCATCGTGTATGTCGGGCCGTTGACGCCTGCTGTTTGAGCCGCTAAACCTGCTGGCTCTACAATGACTTGCGTAAAATACGAGTCTGCCCGAGAACGAAACACCACATTTTGATAGACGACAGAAGGCTTGGCTGAGGCTACTGTGCCGTCTGTAAAGTTACACAGGGTGCCAAAAAGGTTAAGGTTGTTGCGCTCTACAAAACCCACAGTAGTAGGGCTAAGCGACACGATACGGCCCTGCTCGGTTTGCACTAATTCGTTCCATGTTTGCAGGGTGTTGACAATTCCCAAAGACTGAGCCGAAATCCTTGACGTAGAACTCGTGCCGTAAAGGTTAGATATTGAAACAGCGGTGCCAGACGAGGCACTAAAACAGCCATTAAAACAACTGGCCCCAGCAGTAAAAGTAGTATTTTTGAAAGTTCGCCCTGCTAGCGCTATTGCGTCATCGCCTTGAATTGTCCATGAGTCCATATTGGCATCAAAACCGTAATCGGCTTTTATGTCGGATATTCTGCCGTTAAATATGGTGTACAAAATAGGGGTGCCGTAAAACTCTACAATGTCAATTTTGAGCGTGTCGTCAATGTTTAAGCCTGTTACTTGGCTTAAGTCACGCCCACTAATTGAGGCGGTGCCAGCCTTGAACGGGTCTTGTACTTGCTGCCTTCCTGCGTTTGTAACAAAACTTGTGTATTCGTCAAGTAGATTGCCGTTGGCTCTTATTTCGTATTTAAGGGCTGGCATTAATTAGTGACCTTAATAGGTACCGAACCGTTGCGGAACATGTACGTTCTGAGTGCTTCTACAACAGCGTTAGGGTCGCCACCGTTGACATTAATGGTGACATTGCTACCGCCGCCCATGCCGAAGTCGCCCATACGATCAAGCGGTATGACAGCCTCAGGGCCGTTGCCTTCGCCGATCATGGCAAGCGTTGGCCCAGTAACTATGCCACCCTGAGCGAGCATAGGGATATTAGGCACTGAGAAGCCTTTGCCACCAACACCCGGCACCCAGTTAGGAATATCAAACGACAATCTGCCAATAGTGTTGTTCCACAGTCGCGCAATGTTATTGAAAGCAAACTTAAAGACCGCCACCAATGCTTCCACCGCTGGAATAGTGACGTTGTTAATCCACCATCTAATAGCGCCAAAAACGTCATCCACAACATTGCGGAAACCCTCAAACTTCTTGTAGGCGATACCTATTGCTGCACCTACCGCCACAATGCCAGCAACAATAAGAATGATAGGGCTGGCCAAAATAGCCATAGCCACATTGACCGCCATGATTGCAACAGCAATGGAAGCAATGGCAATACCAACACCAATCAGAATGCTCGTGTTGTTTTGTGCCCATGTGCCGAAAGCCATGAGCAAAGGCAAAGCAGCCTCAATAACTGGCATGAGCGCCGCGCCTATTGACTCTTTGGTTTCGTTAAGGGCTACGCCTAGACGTTTGAATTGTCCCTCAGCGGTGTTGGCTGCTTCTGTGGCTGCGCCGCCAGTAGTGACAGCCATAGCCGCCATTACTTCGTCAAAGGAAGCGCCGTCTTTGATCATCTGGCGATACTCGGGTGCCAACTTTGCCAACGCTGTTAGGTTGCCGCCGTAGGCCTTCTCTAGCGCCGTTGTAACGGTCGCTAATGGCTTGCCAGTGGCGGTGGCGATATCCATAGCCTGCGTGGCTAGTTTCTGTGCGTCAGTCACCGAGCCAGTCGCGCGAGCAAGTTTGCCAAGTACCGGGCGTAACTCGTCATCTGTTACGCCGAGCAGTTTGCCTTGGGTGGATATCCAGTCCTCGTTGGCGGCTATTTGTGCGTCTGTTGCGCCTGTGGCTTTGGTAAGGGTGTTGGCAAGTAGGTCTTGAGCAGCGGCATCTTCTATCGCGCCTTTGGTTGCGTCAAACAAGCCAACCGCCAAAGCACCAACAGCGGCGGTGGCAGGAAGAAAGGCTTTCTTCATAGCGAAGCCAGCCTTAGCGCCTGCGCCTTCTAACTGCTTGAACTCTGCCTTTGCTTTAGATATTCCGCCGCCGTCAAACTCGCTAATAATGGGAATTGAAATAGTCATCTGTTCACCTCGTCTTGCACACGCCTAGACGCCTTCAGCACTAATTCTTTCATCTGTTTCTCAACCTCGCCACGTTTACGCAACACAGAAGGGCCAAGCACACGAGTGCGCCCCGGGGCTAACGCGCCAAGAGAATTGCCAAGACGGTTTTCGGTTGCTCGGCCTGCCGACTCAAAGATTGCAGTGCCGGGGTCGGTCTGTTGAATAGCAATAGCGTTGGAAGATTTGCGTGAGGTGTCCACTTTGATTTTGACGCCACGCACAGCCTTTGCGCGGTCATACGGAAATACTTGCCTGCCGTTAGCGTTCCACTTGCGAGCCATACCCGAAAGAGGCATCTGCACATAGTTACGCTGGGCTTCCTCAATGGCTGGCTTGGCAACCTCTTTGGCGTCAGCGTTGAACTGTTTACGCAGCTCTTTGTCAATCTTGTTGAGCGCCTTCAGCGTGTCCTTCGCGCCGACCACCTCAATACGAGCGGAAGCCGCCACTAGCGGCGCTTCCTTTGCTCGTTGATGATCTCTATAACCGTTGCCATGTCGGCAGCCTCAAATGGTATGTCAGGGGGAAAGTACCCAGTAGCCACTAGCACTTCTGCTAGGCCTCGTGAGTAGGTTCCCCTTCGGTAGGGTTTGCGGTTTCCTGCTGTACAACATCTATGGAGTCGAGCCGCTTTAGGTAGTCGTCAAATGCTGGCGGTACAGGGATGTTGTTTTGTTTGCAGGACTCGTACGCCATAAACGCCAGATGCTCAATGGCTATGCCGTTGGCTAGGTCTGACGCTTTGATTTTGAACTTGCGTTCCATAGCAACCACCGTGAATAGGTTGGTGGTTACTGTGTACGGCTCGCCCGTGTTCTCTGTTACTTGCAGTGTGATTTTCATTGTTGTTTCCTTACTTGGTTATTTCGTTACGGGCTTGTGACGTCTCTTGCGAAGGTGCCAGCAGTGCCTGACAATTCTACGGTGGCTAGTTCGCCAACGGTTGAGTTGATGACATTGACGGTGCTGAACATGACGTTAGTCAGGGTGTATTCGGGGTTGCTGGCTGACTCTGTTGTGCCTGAAGGGCTGGCAACAACTGTGGTGGTGCCTGTGCCTGCAATAGCGGCAAGCATTGCTTCTACTTCGCCTGCGCCGTAAGACAAGAACAAAGTCATTGAGACTTCAACGGTTTGCAAACCGCCTACCATGCGGCGGCCTGTGTCGCCCATGACAGTTGCGTCAAGTTCCTCTTGGCCCACTGTAAGGCTGAAAGCGGTACACATATCTGAAACATCCCAAGAGGTCACCCCTTGCGTAATATTGACAGTTGCATTAGATAAAAATGTAAGTCTTGCGGTCATTGGTTTTTCCTTTTTGGTTAGGTGC